TCTTGTGCTTGTCAGTGCCTTTAGCGGCAGACAGATAGTCGTGAGGAACCTTGGCGACAGGCAGACCAGCAAGGTCGCGCTCTACACCAATACCCTCAATCTCTTCCAGACGCTTCTTGTAATACCAGGGTCGGTAAGCGTTGCGAAGGAAAGAACGCCCCTCGGGGTTGTTCTTGATCGTGGAGACACGGAAGAGCAGGCTCTTGTCGATAGGTAGGAAGGTTGTCTCGTACTTGGGTGGAGCCAACTGAATGAAGCCCTTGACCCCACCAGTGTCATCGAACACCCACCGTTGCAGAGTCTCCTGGGAGCGGATAGGGATTTTCCTCCACCCGATCTTCCCGTCAGAGTAACGAGAGCGCTTACGTGGGTCTTTCTCCCACGGTCCCATACGCTTCTTGTAGATGACTTCGTGGTAAGCCCAACCGTAGGGCAGCATCGTCAATACTTCTGAGATGAACTCATCCCACGTATGTGACATGTCGTCCATGCACGACTCAAGGAACTCAGCAGCCTGCTTGTCCTCAGGTTTGTGTGAGGCAGGCTCTACACGCCAGTCCAACTGACGCAGAAGACGGTCAACAGCGAAGAGGAGAGAACCAACAATAGGGTCGTTCTCTGACATCTCACGGAAGACTTGGACAGCCTTACGTCCCCTGAGGGCAGGTAGGAACTCTTCGTTGACGTATCCGGCAGACCTTTTCAGACCCGTCGTGCCCAGTTCAATCATGGGGCTGGCGTTACGACGGACGTTACCTAGGGTGAGGTCGTCGCCGCCTTCAAGGTCTGATGCCATATGTTCAGTCTCCCACGTTTGTCAAAGTTCTTATGAAGGCCACTGTATCTAACTTACCTAGGCCAGACTTGCCCCGATGTAGGCGCGCTTGACCCCTTGGCAGGCATAGAACGAGGATAGGTAACGAACGTATATGGAAGGTTCTCTTGAACAACAACATTCCAGTCGTCATCTACGATGAGAGCATATCTGTCTGACACTTGAGTAGAAGACAGAACAGTAGGGTGAATAGCGAGATGTTGCCAGTTGGAACTGACTGCTGATACACCGCCATTAGATATTTTGATGTCTGCTAGGTCTGCTGGGTGCGTCTGCGTACTTGGTCCACCTACAAGAGCACCATTCTTATACAACCGAGAACTTCCTGAGTTGTCCTGCGTGAACACCCAGTATGCCCAAGTGTTGATGACAAGCGCACTGGAGAGAGTAATCTTTCCCGTGACACTGGTTCCTGCGCCGACCTGAGCAGAAGTGCCAGTGTGAATGAACTCGAAAGCACCTAGCCCACTGCCAGAGAACAAGCGTGGACCGTTAATGGTCAGCGTTCCTGTTGGCTTCATCCAGAACTCAATAGAGAAACCAGTGCCGTTATTCGTGTCCAGCGACCCTGTGTAACCAAGATACGAGGAGGCAGTCTTCGTCGTGGGAATCTCAAAGCACGACTGTCCGCGCGACTGCGACGGGCTGGACACAGCCCATGTCCCGCCTGTGTCTACAGACCCGTCAAGAGCGTTACCTGACGAGTCAGTAGCGGTTGTTCCCGTTGTCTCTAGTAACGGCCAGTACAGAAGAGGACCGTCTGCTACTACGTCATCAATGTAATCTTGTATAGACGGCATATCACTCCCACAGTGCAGCAAGCATGTGACTGCCGTTAGTGGCATCTACCGAGCACCCTGCAACTCCTGTAGGTAGCCACGTTCTTACTGCGCCTGTTACTTCAGCAGTAAACGGCGCATCAATCTGAATATCACCAGACATGTATGTAGCGGTAGCGCCAAGACTTCCGACCGCAGGAAACTTAGTAAGGTGTCTCCACAGTTCTGTTTCTGTCGCACTTCCGCTCTGCGTGGTATTGAACGGGGTCAAGCAGTAATACTGGCTAGGACCAAAGAGAGTCGAAAACTCCCTGTTGAATGCCATAACTCTGAACGGCATACCTGCGTCTGGACTTTGGTAGAAAAGAGCGAAGTTGCCTCCATTGACAACAGCGCCGTTTACATCATGCTCACGCTGAATACAGAAGAACGGAGTGGATTGGTAGTTGACAGCAGCAGTCCAAGAACTTCTTCCATTGTAAAACCACGAATAGCCTTCTCCACCAGAACCGCAGTTAATTCCTGTTGCGTTAGAGGTTGCTGACGTAGAAGAAGTGCCGAGAAGCATTGTGCCACTTTGTGTATAGCCAGTTAGTGAACCAGTTCCATTGGTGGCATAACCGATTTGCCAACTCCATGTCATTCTTGCGCTGGAAGCACCTTGTCCCCAGCCAAATCGGATGTAAATGGGATAAGTAGAGTGCAGGCTGTCATCCAGATACCAGATTTGGTAACCAGCCACCGTGCTGGCGACTCCAGGCCATGTAACAGTGGTTTCGTCCAGCATTCCTGTATCTGATGCTTTAGTCAGACCAATGCTACCGAACATCGTCACGCAGTCTTGAATCCAGTTACGGAACGAAGTAGTCGTAGCGGCACTAGGCAAGTTGGCCGCGTTCTTTCGGTAGGTAGTCACTACATCACCATCAATTCTAGGAACTTAACTGTCAGGGTAACGCTCTGTGTAGACCCATACGAATGATCAAAACGGACAGGAACAGTAGAAGTCTCATCTGTTGTGTAGCCGTTGGGAACGGGAGCCATATGAAGCGTACCGTTGATTGTCACTACTTCCAGAAAGATTCCAGACGCGGTGTTAGGCGATATACCCAAGATACGTCCTGCATCTGCGGTTCTTGCTGTCGTGTCTGAGTAGATTCTCACGCGGATATCGGCAATGTCGCACTCAACAGAGAGAATCTGATAGTTGGGATACAGAGTGATATCAGTGCTTAGTCCTGACGCAGTAACGGACCCAGTAAAGACTTCAGTGTTCCTGACGGCGACGACACCATCAGCGCCGTTAGTTCCGTTTGAGCCAACAGCACCAGTTGCCCCGGTAGCCCCAGTTGCGCCAGTAGGACCAACGAGAGAAACAGGCGCAGGCCATGTGGTGTTCTTAGGGCCGTACAACTCATTCGTTGTTGTGCGTAGGTAGAAGTCGTCGTCTACTCCGGTTCCACCTGTAGGAGCAGCAGTTCCATAAAGGATAGTTCTACCTTGTGGTCCGGTAGGACCATCAGGTCCAATCGGTCCTTCAGGTCCAACAGGTCCACTAGGCCCAGGAACTCCCTGTGGACCTTCAGCCCCATCTTCGCCAGCATCACCAACAGGCCCAGGAGGACCAGCAGGACCAGTTGGTCCTGACGGACCTTGAATGCCTTGAGGCCCACCAACATCCTCAACCGTAACCTCAAAGGCTGCGGGAACCTCGACGGTGATGATGGTATCCATTACGACAACTTCTCAATAGCAATGCCTTCTCCGATGTACCCAATGTATCGGTAGAGGGCTTTACCTGAATCCTGCCAATGGAAGACACGAAGAGTGTCACCCGCATCTAGATTGTAGACACCTGTGACGGAGAGAGGAGTTGTCCCATCAAGAGTGACCGCACTACCTGTATAGGGAGAAGCAGGGAGAAGGTCTTTCATCAACAGTCCTGAGTGACCATCGAATGTCCCTGAGCCGTTCTTCACCACAGCGAGAATGCGCGTTCCCGTGGTATTGCCATAAGAGTCATCAGTTGCATGGTCGGTGATAGCCGCGTGGACAGTGACTCTGTACCAACCGTCTAGCGGGACGGTGACATAACCACTAGCAGTGTTGAAGATGCTGTTGGGGTCATAACTCCCCACAGAGTTCAACGTCGCCAGAACGTAAGTCTCATCAGCGATAGAGCCACCATCAGTGGGGCAGTATCCGTAGACTGCTGCACCGCCTGTTGGTCCTTGTGGTCCCTGTGGGCCAGCGGGACCAGTCGCACCCGTGGCACCAGTCGCCCCGGTGGGTCCGGTCGCTCCAGCGGGTCCAGTAGGGCCAGGATCGCCACCAGACGGCCCCGTTGGGCCTTGGGGTCCGGTAGGTCCAGCCGGTCCTGTCGGGCCTTCTGGCCCCTCCACAGTGACGATCATGTCGGCACCTGTGTACTTGATGATGTGGTTCAGAACCAACGAAGGCTGAACGATAGCGATGGGATCGCCACCACCAGTACTACCAGAGTCACCAATGAAGTCATTGATAGTGGAAGTAGTGCCACCGCTTGTGCCCGTGAAGGCGGGTAGATCAACAGCGTGAGTATGAGCAGACTCATTATTAACAGTCAGTGTATGAGTGTGATCGCCGTCAGTAGTTGTTGCGTAAGCGCCAGTAAAGTCTGCTTGCTTGACAAGAACAGTGAGAGCGCCAGCATCAAGTGCCTTATTGTCTGTCTCACCGACAAGTTGCTCAGTGTGACTGTGTTCGCCGTCAAGATCAGCAGTACCAGTATGACTATGAGCAGAACCAGCACCAGAAGTTACCGACCCGTGGTCATGATCAATCCCATGAGTATGCGAGTTAGCCGTATGACCATGCTCAATGTCGTGAACGTGAGCGGGGAGGTTAGTCTCTAGAATCTCAGTCTCGGCAGAACCTAGTTCCTCACCGAGAGTAGAGAATGTCCCCGCGTCAGACTTACCCACAGCAACGCGAGAGCGAAGATCAGGGATGGTGAAGGTTGTTGTTCCATCACCCGCACCGTAGGTGATCCCCAGAACAGCGAAGAGTTCATCGTAGGTAGTACGCGAGACATCCTGCCCCTGGCACATCAACCAGCCAACAGGAGCAGATGCCCCCGCATACGCACACACGGCAGCAACAGGCATACCGCTAGGACCAGCATCGCCCTGTGGACCTGTGGGACCAGTTGGTCCTGTTGGCCCGGTAGCACCAGTTGGCCCGGTTACTCCTACTGCTGAGCCTGCTGGCCCAGTTTCACCCTGCGGTCCTGCTGGCCCAGTTGGTCCTGTTGGACCTGTCGGTCCTGTCTCACCGTTAGCCCCAGGTGCTCCCTGTGGTCCTTGGGGACCAGGGATACCTGTAGTTCCTCTAGGCCCAGAAGCGTCCTGAATATCGACATTGATCGCAGCAGGCCCAGCAACGATGATTTCGTTGAAAGGAAGTACTTCGGCAGCAACCTCTACAGAAGTCTGTACTTCGACAAGCGCTTCAGTCGTAGTAGTGACCTCTACAGTAATCTCGTCAGGATCAATAGGCATTAGAGCCTCGTTACGTCAGGAACGAGTGTGACAGCCCCGCTGACTACTGTAGAAACCCACCCCGTTCCGTCAGTAATCTGCAAATCCCAGTACCCACCAGAAGTCAAAGCCTCAGTCACCGCATGACCGAGTTCAAGCGTGATCGTCCCATCAGTAGCGGGAGAATCAATCGTCACATCGAACTCGGCAGTAAGAGTCGCACCAGTAGCGGTAGAAGGACGAATCTGTGCCTTAGCCGTGTACCCAGTCAAGTTGAACGGAGCACCGTTAGTAGCAAGCGAGACAACGACGCGGTAATCGTCGCCCCTGGTGATAGCAAGATCAGCCATTACTCCCTGTCCAATCGGTAGGGGAACCATCGTCGTAAGTGGGAGAAGCCATAGGAGTCGGCTCGGGGCAGATAGGATCACTACCCGGCATCACCACAGGGCAGTTTCCATTGTCGATGTAGTACGAGTACGACAGTGAAGTGTTATCTACAGGGACGAGGAATGGGGTCTGCCAGGAGTAGACAGCCTCAAAGTTGGTCTGGTTCTTCCACAGACCAATCTCAACAGTGGCATTCTCAGGGAGTGTGACGGTGGCTTGACCGCTCTGGTCAGTTACCCCTTCGTCAATCTGGTTCTTGCCAATCCCTAGTTCTTGTGAGGCAACCACAGTAACCCCGACTGCTGGCGTTCCGTTAGGCTCGTATACACCCACAGTGACATCAGTGGTCTGCTCGGCAGGAGCAGGTGCCTCTTCCTGGCTACCGCAACCAGCGAGAGCAAGGACTGCGATAGCACCAATAACCAGAGACTTCATGTCACTCCTAGAACGCTTGAAGCAAAGTCCTGTCAGTAACTATGGTACGCAGTTGTTTCAATGCCTTGGAGTGTATTTGGGAGATTCGACTTTCCGAGAGGTCGAAGACCTTCCCAATCTCCTTCAACTGCATGTCTTCCCAGTAGTAGAGGTCGATGACGACTTTCTCAATCTCTGGAAGTTTGGTGACCGCTTTGACCATATCTGACCTGAGTTCAGCCAGAATCACTTCAGCCAGCGGAGTCTTTTCTTCGCTCTCTACCGTGTCGTGCTCTTCACCGTCAGCAGTTATGTAAGGGTACTGATCAGGGTTGGTGAAGTTGTAGGCGCGGATAAGTCGATAGAACTGCTTGTTCGTCCAGCCGCAATTCTCTACAAGGTAGTTCCGTACTTGGGACAAAGTTGGCGTGAGTCCAAGAACATTCTCCAGATCGGTACGCGCGTTCTTGTAGGCAGTGAGTAAGTCTCTACCGCTACGTGGCATGGGATCAATCTCGCGAATACCGTCTTGGATAGCACCTTTAACCCTCCACGTTGCGTAGTTGAGGAAAGACCCTTTTTCCTCGTCGTACTTAGAAGCAGCGTCCCATAGTCCAACAAGACCGTAAGCGAACAAGTCATCAAACGTATGGTATTTGAGATATGACTGGAAGTGACGATAAATGAGTGTGCCTACCCAGCGATAGTGCTCGCTGACCAGATCGTCCACCAACTAAGTCTAGTGGTCCGTGTCACTCCCACATGAGTACCCAGCCGCCAGGACGCTTCTTGTAAACCTTGACTGGTTCTATCCAACCAGAAGAATGCTTTGCCCTTAACGACAGACCTTCTATGTAGGCAGTGCCGTTCCATATCCAGCCTCGGAAGGTGTCAAGTGAGACTGTCCCACGGCCTAGGCCACCAGAGACAAGCAGCCCACCGGGTCTACCTAGTCCCTGGGCGACAATCATGTCAGCCTGTCCCTACGATCAGCACCAGCACCAATGTAAGGCGTTGAACCAGCAGCGTCCTGCGCCTTGAGTTCATCGACAGTAGGCCCAACGCGATCCACAACGCCCTGCACAGCGCTCTGAAGGTTGGCTACAGCCTGAGTAAGATCGGACATATTGCTCCTCAATCCATGGGTTTCGTACAGAATCGCCAGCATGATCTGTCTGTCTGTCAGATCATTAACGGGTACCAATATGCGATCCATTGCCTCAGTCTAGTTGGGCTGTGCCGTCCCGGTAACCCCATACAACGGTTCGCACGCAATGCGGACTAGGCAGGGAACTCTTCTATCGACCCACCAGTGAGCACTTGGTAGTGGAAATCTACCGAGATGCCAAAGGCTGCACCCGTGAAGGTGTCCGCTGCGTTGTTCCCCACCCTGCTCAAGTTGCAGACGAAGACCGATGACTCGCGCTTACCCGTCCCGCTGATAGGGGTCCACGGCATGAGTTGCTGCCGGTAAGGAGTTCCACTAGCAGCCTGTGTGCTGTTGATAATCGTTGACGCAGGGAAAGGATCATTAACGTTCGCCCAGGAGTACTCCAACTCCCACATCACTGCGCCTGTGTTCGTAGAGTTGCCAGGACTCCAATGGATATGCGGGCGAATCTCTGACCCCACAACCCAGCCATGAGGCATCTGTGCTTCAAAGTAGAGATTCTGCACCTGGGTCGCAGAGAACGACCACATCTCTAGCCCATTGCGGAAGTTACCAAAGGTGGGAGGATTGGTCGATGAACGACCGGACGACAGACTCACGCGTAGGTCTTGCCACCGGGGAGTGTCGCCAGTAAGTTCAGGCCACAATACGCCCTCAGTCATTACGCCTCCAAGACGAGTTCAGTCACCGTGACGACAACAACACTCGCCCCGCCACTGAGATTAGTGACGCTAATAGGAACATCAGCAGTAGCGTTGTTACCCAGAACGCTAGGCGTGACAAACCATGCCAGGTCATCCACCGTAGTCACCACATCAAGGATGACCCCATGATTACCCGTGGGTAGAACACCAATGACCCGTGCCTCATCAGCAGTCTGAGAATCAGCATCCACATACAGGCGTACACGGGCTGCCACGCTGGTTTCCACCTGGGAGATGGAATACCCCTTACCCAAAGCAATCGTGCCTGTCTCAATAGCCGCATCAGCCAAAGAAGCAGATGTATAGACCACTGTGGCAGAGGTAGCGCCCGATCCAACGTCACCAATCATCAAATCCAGTTTCGCCTGCTGGTAACCAAAATTAGTCATCGGTCATGCCGCCTCATAGGTAAGGGTCAGTTGAAATGCGCCTGCCGAGGATAGTAACGGCGTGCCCAAACCCGTTTGAGTCCATACAATCGCTTTGTTGCCGCCAACCGCGTTGTCGATTCCTGCGACTATGCAGTTGTATGTGACAGTTCCGTTGTAAACGTAACCAGTGCCGTGAGCAGCCGAAGCCAACGCAGGATTAGTCAGCGCAGTAACCGGAAGGGAAATATAGACAGTGCCTGACCCGGCAACAAAACCAGCAACTCCGAGCCACATATTGATCCATACGGTAACCACGTTGCCGTTTTGAACATACCGGCCACTTACTACGTTGCCTGTGCCTAGCGTTGGGTTGGTGATAGAACGAGTGATTACCGGCGCGTAGGTCTGCACATCTGCGGGCGCACTAGCACCACCCACTGCCTCAATGAGTCCCTTGTCCACCATGGAGCGCAACTTGGTGGTAGGCACATCCTCTGGCGCAAGAACATCACCCGACGCATAAGAGTTGCCGTTCAACTGTAAAGCGACAATAGCGATGTAGTCCATGTGCTCAAGATATCAGCGGAATCAAGCGAACTCGTTGCCAATCATGTCTTTCAACAATCTCAGAGCAGTGCGGTGTATCTGACAAATTCGTGAGTCGCTAACGCCCAGCACTTCTGATACTTCCTTCTGGCTGTACTCCCCGTAGTACATCAACTCAATGACAATCTTCATCTGCTCAGGCAGACGCGAGATGTATCTACCCAACCTGTGTTCGATGTCGTGGGCTATGACCACTACTTCAGGGCCAGGAACAGTCTGCTCGTCCATCCAACTGTCGAACTCAGGTGCAGACTGATGGGCGAACTGTCCTGCTCGTACAGCGTGGGCGACATCTACCCCGTGTTCCTTCAACTGTGTCCATGAAGGCTGGGCTTGTATTTTCTGCGCCAACTCATTGGTTGTCAGAGTCAACTGCTTCAGGCTGTCCCTACTGTTGCGAGAGATAAGGTCTAGTTCCCGCAACCCATCTTTGATAGCCCACTTGATCTTCCACTTAGCCCAAGAGTAGAAACTCCGGACTTGGACATGCTCTCCCTTTCTTATGGGGTTATCACCCAAAAGTCTCCCACGTTACCGTCACCAGGCGTAGGAGGCACCGCAGCCCAATGGACTGACGGACCATCTAAACCTGCCGGTCCCGCAGGTCCAGTATCTCCTATAGGTCCAGGCGCTCCTGTTGCACCTGTCAAACCTGTTGGCCCTGTATCGCCTATTGGACCTTGTGGGCCTGTTAGACCTGTGTACCCCTGCAATCCTTGAGGACCAGTGTTGCCCTGAGGACCAGTTAAGCCAGCAGGGCCAGTAGCGCCCGTTGGTCCTGTTGTTCCTGTCAGACCTTGTGGGCCTTGCACTCCCGTGTCGCCTTTGATTCCTTGAATGCCTTGTGGACCTTGAGGACCAGTAGCACCATCAACACCATCTGTTCCCGCTGGCCCTGCTACTCCTTGCGGTCCAGCATCTCCAGTGTCTCCCTTGACACCTTGTGATCCCTGGGGTCCAGTAGCGCCAACAAGTCCTTGAGGACCAATAGGACCAGTTTCACCCTGCGCTCCCTGTGGACCTTGTGGGCCTTGCGGCCCTTCTGTACCAATAGTGAGATGTCCAAGGTCACCAACTAGCGCGTACTCAGGATCACTCGCTGCTGGAATGGGGTACTGCTGAACGACACTAGGGCCGTAGTTGCTGACAACAGTGTAAGTAGGGTCATTGGGAGCGGGAGAAGGATCAATCTGGATGACATTGGGGTCATCTTCAAGAGATATCTGAATCCTCATGTTGATTCGACTATCTCAATGACCCCCGTAATAATCGTCGTCTTCTTGCCCAACGGTGAGATGATTCGGACAGACCAGCGGTACTTACCAGCAAGAATCGCAGTAGTGACTCCCGCATCAAGCGCAAGCACAATAGTGTTAGCAGAGACAGTAGGAACGAATGTAGCGACAGTTGCCCGAGTAGCGACGTTCTCTAGTTTCGACTCGGCAGTGTAGCCAGTAGTGTCCTCTTCCGTAGAAAGAGTGATCGAAATGTCGTCACCCTGGACAAACTTGTCATAAATCTGCGTGATCGCCATACCTAACTGTACCGTCGTGGAACAATGTCTGTATGGCTGATGATTTTGAGATGGGTCCACGACTCAAGACGATCAATCTCAACACTGATGAGCATGTTCTGTGGCCCGGTGCTATGCGTCAAGGGTATGGCGTGAAGAAGCAGGGGACCACGACAATCAACGCTCACCGCTACGTCTACGAGAAGACGACAGGGAAGAAGATTCCCAAGGGCCATGCCATTGACCACAAGTGCCGTGAACGGCGTTGCATCAACCCTAAGCACCTAGAGGTCGTCACTCACTCGGAGAACAAGACCCGTGCGTGGGCTGCGAAGAACAAGAACTGGGATGAGAAGAAGGGAACCTACATCAAGGCACCCTCTGTCAAGGCTCCCGTTACCAACAATGCCCCAGTGAGCAAGAGCGGTAAATCAGCCTTCGGAGTAGAACACTAGATGTTCTTGAGAGGGCGATCAGTTACGTTCCTTTCGCTCAATCGACGTACTCGTCCAGATAGATAGTATCTGGTGTCTTTTCCGTGATACAAGAGACTTTCCGTGTCTTTGCCAAGAGTGTCTGATGCTGCTGTCAACTTCTTCAAGCGCTGTTGACTACGCACCCGCTTTACTGGATTAAGCGTCTTCACTTTAGGGGCAAGTTCAGCACGCTTCTTATCAAGCGCTTTCTGGGCTGATATCGCTTGAGATGCTTTCCTGCCGTACAAGTACTGTTCGGTTCTCAAGAGGTGCAAAGGATGATCGTCATCGTTCAAATACTTGTAAGGGTTACGCCTGATAACAGAAGGCGCTCTTTTCCCGAAAAGTTTACGACGCTTTCGCCTCAACTTGTACGCAGTGTTTTCGATCTTGCGCTCTACCTTGCGCCCAGCGCTGTCTGCCGTTGCCTGAACGCCTAACTTTGCTTTCTTAGCGCCGTCCTTTATCTTCCCGGCAGCATTGGTTGGCACAGGTTCGCCTACGGTTGTCTCAGACATAGGAGGGCCAAGGCTCTTCAAATCGTAGACGATTTCGTCTGATTCATCACCGTACCGATGACGATACTTAGGCTTTACTCCTACAGCATTCCAAGCGACTACCTTACCCCTAAGAGGTTGGCGAGCAGCACCGCTACCACGCTTAGGTGTTCTACCAGATAGCGCAAAGTCAGTTGCTAACCGTTTATCGTTAGTCGTGTAGATACCCTCTGGGCGCAAATCAAGCGGATTCCTCATCCCACCATCGCGCTCTTTGCCCGTCATAGACACAAACTTGCCACGCCTAATGGCTTCAGCGCCTGCCTTGGTAGTCCCGTGGTAGACGGGCATCGCGGCTATCTTGCTAACGTGTTCAACACCAAACGCTGAAGTACTCATAGCAATAGGTTAACGTTCTTGTCATCATGAACCGAGCGAGACAACGTAATTGACGCCTTGCCTGTTTTCAAATGGATGCCCGTTCCTTACTCTGACTACAGAGCCGTCTTTCAACTTCTTCTCTTCTGCTTTGCCGTAGAACTCTTCTGGCGTATGTAGCCCTTCGATGTAGCGGTGATCTGGGTCTTTAGTCTTCTTAAGGTGCTTGTCTACCATTACAGCAATGTCAGCCCACGTTGGGTCTTCCATGTCTTTGTATGCAAATCCAAGTCCACTTGCCGAGTACCTGTTGTCAAGTAAGACGCGCACTTTCCCACGCGCCGCTACTTCGTCTGGCATAGGTGTCGGTGACTGCTCTGGAATATCAGGCGTGTCTTCATTGTCATCGAACCAACGCTGTCCAGAACTCGGCACAGCAGAAAGTTCTACATCTTTGGGGAGCATTTTCATTGCTTCGCTTCTGGACTCTTGGTGAGCAAATCTGCCACCCTTGTCCCTCTTATATTCGCGCTTGTGAATAACACCAAACGCACTAGGAGATTGCTCAAGGCTCTTACCGAATGAATTGGGGTAGATAGTCCCAGAAGACTTCTTCTTCTTACTGGCAAGACGAGCGCGGCGTTCCTCTTTCGTACCGCCGTACTGAGCCGCCTGCTGTTCCCTATGCACCTGATAGCGCGTCTTTCCAGAAGGGTGAAGCCCTCTGCTCATGGTGCGCTCAACAGTAGTGGCATTGACGTTCTCAATGCGCTTCAGTTTGAGTTTCTTCGCATCCTTAGGGTCAATGGTCACCTGTGGATAAGTAGATAGACCAGTGCCTCTTCCTGGCCTTCCATCAGTGTGTGAAGCCCTATGAGTCCACTTAGGAGAAGCACCGCCCTCCCACAAAGGACGTACCTTGCCTTCTTCTACTTCAGCGACTCTCCCTATCCGGCGAGAAGACTTAGGCGTTCCTCTACCGTTCTTCAACGGCTTCGCATAATCCATCGCGTCACGCTTAGTACGCGCGAAGTAGATGCCTCTACCGATGTCTCCACCTTGAGAGCCTGGATGCCCTGCAAACCCGCGAGCACGCTGTACTCGGGAAGCGTTCTCCACTGACATGCCACGCCACAAAGACTTGGAGAAGCGGTTGCTCTTTTGGATAGTACGACGTTTCTCAGACTGCATCCCAAGAAATCTATTAGGCTTTGGTGTTTCTGGAGGGAGTCCTGGGTCACCGTTAGCCCAGCCAGGGCGCTTTAAGCGGTTTTTCGCACGACGTCTAGCACTAGTTGGATTCTCTGTCTGAAAGCGTTTAATAGGAACAGGGGCCTTATCTACTTCCTTGCCAGCGATATTAGCCATATCTTTCCACGCAGGAGTCTGGTGATACCAACTAATGAAAGTTTTTGGCTGACCTTGGGCATGAAGCGGGTGCAAATCCTTTGGTCCTACGAAACGCTCCCTGCGCTGTTTGTCACTGATAACAGCGACTTTGCGCTTCTTACTGCCAGAGCCTTTCTTGGCTGCCCATAAAGCAGCATCGTCAGCAGTCTCTGATGCATATACGCCAGGACCATACTCGCCAAAAGTGCTTGGCATGAGTTTGCTTCCTGCGCGCTTAATAGCCCTAGCATTCTCTAGAGTCGTGCCGTGAAAGATGTCAGCCTTCTCTACAGGCTCACCCTTGTAGTTCTTGTGCTTGTCCTTGGCCTTATCACGCACATCTTTAGCATCTAAAGGACTCTGGACGACATCGGGAAGTACTTCTTTGACCTTCCGAGTCAGCGACTTAGCCATTACTTGTTCTTGTTGTGAAGGTACGCGGCACCCAAACCAGCACCAGCAACAGGTGCAACAACCTTAGGGTTACGTGCTGCACGCTCAACATGTGGGCGAACACTGACGTTGTAGGAGTTCTCCACGTTGCCCTTTTGCGAGTGGAACGAGTTGATTCCACGAAGGATAGGGTGAATCTTCTTGTCGGCTAGAGCGTCGATGTCCTTGTTGTTCATCTTAGGACGAGCCTTACGGCCCTCCTCAATAGCCTTCTTCTTACGCCGCATACCAATCAGCGAAGTAGACACTCTAGCGCGCTTCTCTTCGCTGTCAGTGATCTTGATGGGCACTTTCCTCTCGCCCAGCATCTCCATAGCCGCAAGCCTGTGATGCCCACCAACTACGCGCTGATCACCATTCTTGTACCGGACGACCTCAATAGGCTGACTCTTGTCATAGCCCTTATCGCGGATGTTCCTGGCAAGACCAGCGATATGAGTGTCGTTGCCGAACCTCTTGCCCTCATGCGTAGCGATACGACGAAGGTCAGACACCTTTGCCTTGCTGCCAGATACGTGCGTCTTCTTCTTAGGCTCAGGGACATCCATCTTGATAGGGGCGATACCCACGCCTAGAGCGGTAGCGCCTACCCCGCCAGCAATGGCTGTGTTGCGCTTCTTGTTGTCATCAGCCTTACCGAACGTGCTGTTACGCGCTTCTTGTGTCTTGGCCCAGCGAAGACTGTCCTTGTCACCCGCCTGAGCAGACAACTTCTGTGACACCTGAAAGCGTGTCAACTTCTTCTTAGGCTTAGCAATCTGCCCCGCAAGAGCATTCAGTTCCGTCATCACCTTGGGATTAGGCGTGTATGCCTTGTGGACGACACCGAACGCAGATTCACTCATGTCTCAAGATTACCTAACGTGTCATTGTGCTACAGCGCTGCGATAGCAACCTTGAAGGCCGCAAAGTCAGCAGACGCGGCAGCAATGACCTTCAACTGCGCTATTGAAATCTTGGCATCAAGATCAGCGTCCAGCAATGCCTGGGTCTTAACCTGCTCGTATCCGAAGTTAGTCATACCATCAGGTTAATACTGTCGTCATCACCTTTAGTCTTTATCTCAACATCGTATGAGGACGAATAGATAGACTCGTTAGGCTCAACTGGCATGGAGAAGTTCTTCTCAAAGCGCCCAGGCAGGTTGCTCTTACCAATAGTGATGGGATCACCATAGCCACTATGCCTACGAGCAGCGTTCCACGCCAAAGCCATAGAACACACTTCGTCAGGAAGGTGATAGTCCTTGGTACTCCCTGAGTACAAGTCACCAGTACGACAGTTGTGGACGAGAATGTCATTGGCGAAGAACTCAGGTGTGTCTTCCACGCTGATGTCATGCACAGTATCTCGCTCATATGGACTACACTGGACTACATGCCCAAAGCCAATACCCTGTGCCCTGAGTTGATCCACAAACGCTGTGATGTTGTCCCTAGCGGATGCTGGGAGTGGAATGCGTTCAAGCATCCCCAAGGATACGGACGTATATGGATCAGCGGAAAACTCTGGCTGGCTCATCGTGCGAGTTATGTCGTATTCAGGAATCCAGACATCAAGGGCGTCTTGGACCATCTGTGCCGTAATCCTAGTTGCGTCAACCCCGAACACCTTGAAGATGTCAGCCAGCGTGAGAATGTCATGCGGGGCGATGGAATGGCTGCCAAGCGCGCTGCTACCACTCACTGCCCCTACGGGCATCCCTACAGTGGCGAGAACCTTATTGTCACTGGTAACGGTGCTCGTCGCTGTCGTGTCTGTACCGCTTACAAAACACACATCGCCTATCTCAAGAGCATCAGCGCGAATCCACCCACGAAGTGTCGCAACCGAGTGATCTTCGGTAAGGAACAGTTCCTTGCCATCGCTCGTCAGAAGGCGATGAAGGTTTCTGGTCCCATTGCAGGCAGTGTTGTAGACCCTCTTGTAACCGTTACGGGTGAGGACCATATCTCCGATCTTGATCTGCTCAATAGGTACGCTGCCGCCAAGGGTCCGTACCAGTGATCCCTTCCGAACGCAGTACTTGTGAGCCGTATACAGGGAAGGGATACGAGGAAGTTCAAAGTAGCCCCGCTCCACAGCCCCCACATACTCCGTCAGCATGTTGGCTCGCTTCTCACCCGTCATGATGAACTTACGTGCCCTGACATCAATGTAGTCATTGACCACATTACCCAAGCCAGTAGCGTCATGGATCGCTTCAGCGTTGTACCGCTCAATAGCGTCGTTGAACCACCCAATCATCATGGGGTAAGGACGACGGTTCACACGCATGTAGTACACCAGCGTATGAGGCTGAACATCGACCCTGACCACGGAGATTACGGTGAAATCCTGCTCCTTGGCCCAGTCAGCCGCTACAACGTAGACCCCATCTCCAACAGGCTTCTCAAAGGTGTACTCCTCAAACCTGTCCTTTTCGCTTCGCGAAAGCGGCTCAAGAGGAAGGCTGAAGGTGTCTTCCACAGCCTGAGTGTCGAATGCACGGTTACCAATGGACGGCTCACCGAGTTCATACTCCACACGCCACATCTCAGCGGGAATCTCTAGTTTCTTCGCGTCAATGGTCTTCTGCGTCAACCACCCGTCAATAGGGTTGGCTGTGTCTTTGTAACACCATGTCAGGATAGGAAGGCCACGTTCCTCAAATCTGCGCTTGACCTCAGTGAACGTACCGTCAGCGTTCTGCCACGTACTACACATCACCGTGTAAGGGTCCAGAATGTCCCCCAGGTAGTTCTTCTGAGGCATGGGCTGACCTAGTGCAGCGTCAAGGATGTCAATGTCCATCTCGTCAATCTCATCAAGGATGAGGAACGGAGGGTGAGGACCACGGACTGTTTTCTGTGAGGCAGTAAGGGGTCTAATCCTGGCCTTGTTGTTCAACTTGATCTGGGTGTTCGCTTCCGTTTCGATCATGTACGTCGGAGCGTTGTCGTGGTTGAAGGCGTTCCTCATGTGTTCGTGGATGTTCACTGATTGTGCCAGCGAACCACCCAGTAGGTTCACATCCGCACCGAGGAGGAACGCTTTGGTGATCCCCAAGATGCTCAGCATGAAAGACTTCCCAGACAGTCCTCGGCTTCCGTGCCATAGCGAGATACTTCCTGCTCTGTTGAAGTACGCGCTAGCGAAAGCGTCAAAGGGAGCAATATGGTCTGGGCACACTTTGTGGCGAGGGATCGTGACGCCCCATAGAGCCTTTACTGCGTAGTAAAGTTCCTCGTCTGTCTCAGGAAGCCGCTCCAAGACTATCTTTGCCACGTAATGATCGTAACGTATAGGAGGGTTTGAAGAACATGATGACAAGGAACGCCACGATAGCGATGCCCCACTGAGTTGAGTCAATGAGTAGCGAACATGCCACAGCACCCACTGCTGTCAAGATGGGGAAGTAGATGTACGACACCCACTCTTCGTAGGTGTCTCTCCATGACATGCCCATTGACTTACGCATGGGGATAGCCATGATGGACACGTTCACCAGATCGTAGACGAACGCTCCTACCAACGCTGCCACACCAGCAGCAAACGAAGGCCATGTGGTAGCCCAGAAGTCTGTCAGCAGGTAGTACGTTCCGATCATCGCTATGCTGCTCACGCTCAACATCAACCAGTTGAGCAGTCTCTTGTACCAGGGCTTCTCCCAGGCAAGGAGGAGATTGGAGACAGCGAAGGCGATAGCAGTGGCGATAATGGCGTGAACTGGTGGTAGATACAGAGTTGCCCAGATGGAGGCCACAATCCCCATTGTGAACTCTTGACCGCCTACTTGTTGGTCAGAGTGCTTCGCTTTGATCCACACTGTCGTCTTGATCTGATCAGCAGCGATAGCGATGAGCATGAAGTATGCCCAGGTGTTGAACGGGTCGTCTTCGATCAAGTAGATGCCTACTACTGCGATAGCGGCTAGAGCGAAGATCAGCCCAATGACTGTGAACAACCCACGCTTCATGATGGTTTGCTTTGAATGACTAGACCGATCACTGCGACCACATTAACCCCAAGGACAAGTCGAATGAACCAAGTACGCTCACTCGCGAACTCCTCAAACATCTTCTCTACATGATCCAGTCTATCTTTCGCCCTTTCCATGCGCTCAGTCAATATGTCCGAACGGATGTAGGTGTTCTCAAATCGTTCTAGAAGATTCTCTAGATGATCGACGCGACGATGAAGAAGATCGTCTTCGCTCCTGCGTTCACTCTCCGGTGTATCCTTCATCGCTGGTAACCTCACCACTGTCGTAGGTGGGAGCCTTGGGGTTCCCCAGGAGCCAACCAAAGTTAGGATTGACGTTCCTCTCCAAGTAGGTAGCCAGCGCGTAGTACAGCGAGATGCACAAGGGGATCAGAGCGGCAGACAGCGCAGTGACCTGATCATCACTGATATTCACGCCCTTGTCGATCAAGAAGGCAATCACTGTACCCACAACGGCAGGTACACCAGTACGGATCAGAGCAATGAGAGAGTCAGACAACATGCTCTCAGGATACCTACAGAGTCACAGCGAATCTGTACTGCTTAACGACGAAGGTCTTACCCGCAGTAACGGTGATAGGCGTAGGTAACGCTGCGTATGCGATGATCTGCCCTACAGTGTCATCTGACCAGATACCCACGTAGCGAATAGTCTGGTATGGCATGTTGTCCCACTCAATACGTTCCTTATTTGCAACAGACTTTCCGTTGGAGCGCGTGAAGTTCACTTCCTGACGCTCATACCCACCACCAGATATCTCTGACGCAGGATTACCCCCAACACCAGGGTCAGAGGAGTGAAGAGCAGCCCACACTGTTCTGTCGTTGAACATGAAGTTGAGTGCTTGGTTGCCCCAATGAGTGCCAATGCTGCTCACCATGCACCCCCTAGAGGTAGTCGAATGCTCTTAGAGCCATTACGTCCATAGTAGCCAATACGACCAGGGCCACCCTGAGGACCAAGCCCATCATCTCTCTGGTGCATCTTCAAAGGTGGATTGTTGTCACTGTAAGAGAAGTCAAGGTAAACCCACGGAATGATGAGCACTGTATTTGCGAATGAAGTCAACTCGCTGAATACTCCGAACCCATCGCACTTGCTCCAGTTGGCATGACCATAAGGCCAAGCGTTATGTAGCGCGTGGACATTGTTGCTACCAAGCCCAACATCAACAGCGTCAGTCTTAACGATTCCTTCGTCCTTGAAGGCGTGTACTTCGCCCCACGCAGTATTGGAGTACGCATAGAACAGGAACGTCGCATAAGGGGATGTAGACGAGAACGCAGGTTGTCCACCTGTTGCTTCTGCATCAGCCACTCTCATACGTACACCAGTGAGTCCGTTGACGGTAAGCGTGTATGACCCGCTGAGAGTGGTAGATGTCGTCGCTTGTACCCAGGAGGCATTAGACAGCGTGGTGTACTCAATGGCATAGCGCCATTTAGGTCCAGTCCAGCCAACTCCTACCTCAGAGGGCGTAGGTGGAAGATTGTGGTCCCAGGAGACTGTCACATCCGTTCCTGTGCCCTCTAGCAATGGAAATGGCGTGAGTGTGACATCAGTCGTACCGAAAGCATATGCCTGCGTGGTGTATCCGGTCTTACCCCATCCGAAGAGTGTAGGAGTGGTGAACGTTGACGCGAACTCAACAGGAGGGGAAGAAGAGTCAATCCCGTAAGTAGTTGAACTGTTGATCTGTACGTCATCAACAACTCCAGCCGTCTTGAGGTCGATGTAACTCACGTCGTTATTGAACTCAAGGCGCATCTTCTCTTGTGAGTACCTACTCATATCAGGATTCTCTGTGAGTACCTGATCGCCTGTGGTTGCGTTGATGCGCGTCTGTATGATCACATCATTTCTGCTCTTTGTGTATGCGTATACATACCCATTGTCGTAAACAGGCTGCGACAAAGTACCGTCGATGAACTCGTCATATCCTTCTACTGACGCATTCCAGTAGATCGAATGTGAATCACCGCTGTCATTGACAACTGAGATTGTGTTGCCCACAACCCTAATGATTCCTGCAAAGAAGTTGGCAGTGCCGATTCCTGTTCCGTCTTGAATGTCTCCCGCAATAGCAGCCACAACCCAGTCAGTGTCATTGACACGACACGCCAACGGTCTTGTGTTAAGCGTATTAGGCCCAGGCGAGACTAAAGCCCCACTATCTGTCTGTGGATACGCATAAGGAATTGCGTTGGCACCGTACGACTGCCCATACCCACCATAGGTAAGGCCATTGGTGTACGAGCCAGCATCACCTATCTCACTGCCAGAACCAGCGAAAGCATAGATGTCTTCTAGCAGGACGAAGCCAAAGAAAGAGGAACCAGGGCTAATACCAATATTGGACTGATAGTTGGTGAAGTTGACTCCGAAAATCTTCTGATTGCTAAGCCTGAACCACCTGTAATAGCCCATAGGCCAGAACGTGCCCGGTCTTTGCACGATGCCACCAAGAAGAGTGTGCCCTTCTTTGGTGATGTCGTATACCTTTGTAACTCGCGTAAAGCCTGCTCGCCCTTGGTCAGCGAACAACCTTACTGTGTTGGCGTCTTCTTTCCATGAACTTGTACGACCAGCAGGGTTCGTCATGCCAGTGACGTTGTACGAAGTAAGAATGCCCATTATGTCCCCGGTACAAGTCGGAATACACGGCCCATGATGTATGCAGTCTTGTTCGCCTCCACATACACCTTCATGTAGAGAGTACGAGCGTCCTTTTTCTTGTTCAGCCTGTCGCTACGAGGATCGTCGTAAGGTCTGAAGTTGGGGTTGAACTCGGCCATATCCCACGACCATACAGACTCATCCATGAACATGCCCGTAGGGTCAGCACCATCACTAGACCTGTTAGGGGTGTATCCGCACTTCTGGTCAGCGTTACCCCATCCCACAATGATTGAAGGATCAGGTGGGAAGTGTGAGTTCGGTGGGAACTGTGCCCCGCTTGCTTCCATGTTTTGGAAGTGATTGGGCAGGAATGGTGAAGTGTTCCCATCAGTCTCAGGCAGTGAGCGCTGTGAGAACTTGTAGAACGAGATATGGAATGGTGCGGGGAGTAGGTCACCGTCCCTGTCCACACACACCACCTGAATGAGTCGTGCTGAACCAGCCTGGGAGAACAGGATGGGAACCTCTACCCACCGCTCATTGGGGTTGTCGTTACTCGCATCTACCTCAATGTAGTAAGAGTCGTTCCTCTTGGGTGGGTTGGCCCGTGTCCACTCAGTCCAGGGGTAGCCCACTTCTTCTTTCTTCGACATGAAGAACTCACGGTTGGTGGAGGGGATACATCCACTACCTGCTGAGAAGTCCCAGGGGGCGAGAGTGTCCTCAATCATCCCTGACCTCATCCCTACCCGCAGCATCTTGGCTGGGGTAAGAGGGTCACGGACTCTTGCCTGTACTTCCTCTAGTGTCAGTAGGTCACGGTAGGAGGTATCTACCCGCATCTCTACTGATCCCTCTGTAGGACTGTTGGTGACTTCAGCGATGTGGAGTCTGATCCCGTCCCTGTATCCCGCATAGCCACGTAGCAGAACAGTCATTCCCGCTCTGATATCGTGCCGTGCGATGGTGTCAGAGGGATCAATCCTCAAGGAGATAGAGCCATTGAATCCAGGGTCACGCTCTCTAGCGAGCATGGCTTTGGCAGCGTTGGTTCCCTCGTCCAGTGCAATACCGTCTGAGAACTTCACCATTGTCTCTGCTGGGAACTTGTGCCTGTTCCTCTTAGCGCTCTCGTCGTAGGGGTACAGGCGGTCGTCGTAGGCGATAGGGACGAACGAGGTAAGCCCTGACTTGGTGGAGATATTCATGTTCGACCATGACGAACCATCAAAGCCTGTGCCAATGCCGTACACGACGTTGATGATGCTCATAGCGTCATGCTGTAGTCGTGCTTCTACGCCCGGTGTCCCGTACCACAACTCAAAGTCAACAGGACGGTTCACATCCCTCACTTCAAGGACGGGCTGCCTTCCCCGTTGAGACTCAGCGGGATTCTGATGTTGAAGGCTGATAGTCCACTGGTTGCCTGGGGTGACACCTGAGTCATCGTTGGTATACATCTGGGTGAGGAGTTCTTGGGTGTATCCCGTGAGTGCTCTGTCCCATGTGCCAGTGTTACGTGTTGCGTACCCTGTCCACTTCTCCCCTTTCGCTACTCCCCTGGGCTTGTAGGGAGTCAAGTCTCCCCCTTCAAACTCCAGCGACCAGCCTGTAGGCCAGTTGATGTCCAGTGGCTTAGTGCGTAGTGGTTGGCGCTTGGGGTTGAACTGTTTCCTGATCAGCCGTTCGTTAGCCATAGGACGGTCAGGGTACTGGGGCTTAGCCAAGTACCTGTCCACTTGGTACAACGC